TCCGCCCGAATTGAGCGGGTCGACACATGCCGGAATAGGCGCATAGGCGCGCGGCATGGCGCATTGTCGCGGTTGCCAGATAGGCGCGCGGCAGTGCATCGCGGAAAGTCCCGCCAAATTTGCCCATAGGCGCGCGTTTCGGTTTTTGGCTGTCGCCATAGCGGCGGACCCATGAATCGCGTCTCTGTCGCGGTTCCTGCCCGACTGTCGTGGCAAAATCCAAATATGGACGGTCGACCATGGCGCGCAGTCGGTTCTAGAGCGCGATTGCAATTCCCAATGGGGAAATATGCGCGGAAATATGCGCGCGCGTCTGAGACCCGCTCCAATGCCTAAGCATGGCGGTTTCGCGTCGACGTCATGGCGCGTTGTTGCTTCGGACCGTACCAAAGCGGACTCCCGTTCCCTATCGTGCTTCCATGGTCGCGGAATCACGTCAAAAGCCACGCGACGGATTCAACCGCATTGCGTGGCTTTCAACGGGACTCCTAACGAGTCGCGGGTAACGTCATCTGAGCGACTCCATGTTCAAATCATGCAGCCAATCATAAGCAAGCGACATCGTTTCCGACGTCGCGGCCAATCTGGCGACGGAAGCGGAGTCCGGACTCCGTCGACGTCGTGCCATAGCGCGACCGTCCTTTGTTCCTCGTCGACTTCCATTGTCACGGAGTCGCGTTTCAACACGTAAGAGACCAACCGAGTCATGCGTTTTCGACTCCCATAGTAGACAAGTCGCCAGAGGCGATAAGCGCTTGCATTTCGTCTGCATGGCGCAATGCGTCATCTACGGTTGCGCCTTCACGGCATGCGGTCCAAGCGCCATCTCTGGAATGGGCGCCTATCAGCCAACAATCCGGAATATCGGTTGCCAAGTCGTGAGATACGCCATCGCTTGCGGTAATGAGCAAATGCCACTCCGAGTCCGGTATCTGCCGTAACCATGCAGTGCAACCACCGCCGGTATGGTGCAATTCAAAACCTGCTGCAGTGAATCGCTTGCCATCTTCCGTCGCGTTTGCTTCGGACTCCCGTTTGTCAAACCATGCCCAAAAATCGAAGGTCATTTGCCCGACTCCTTCGGCAATGGATTCGCGGCGATATAGTCCGCGATCAATCGCCAATCTGCGCGAGTCATAGCGACTGTATCGGGACCATTAGTGAAGCAATTCTTATGGAGAATTTGCAGGATTGAATCTGCAGTAAGAGTTTTGTTTGTCGTCATTTGCCCGACTCCTTCGGCAGTTTGAAACCGTCCAACCATGTCGGACCGAATCGCGGATCATTGCGGAGTCCGTGCAATAGGTATCCATAGCGGTCATCAGGACCCGCGCGCCAAATGCGCGCGTTGTACCAATAGACATCGCTTAGGATGCTTTTCCAACGTCTGCCGTGTTCCGCCGCAAACGCGCGGATTGCTTCCAATTCTTCCGCTTCAAGGTCGCGTTTATTCATCGTCGGACTCCAAGTAGAAATCGAAGGATTGCCAGCAAACGCCAGTCGGTTCTTTTGTGTGACGCGTTTCCGCATAGAAATCTGCGCAACCGCGCGGGATGTAGCCATTAGGTTTGGCAATGGTGACTCCCATTTGTTCCGCCCAACGCTCGCAATAGATTTCCGGATCAATCGACTCGTTTGGCGCAAGTCGACGCAATAGCAGTTGTTCGCCTGAACGGTTTTCAACGATGGAAATGAACATTAGGCGGACTCCTCTGTCCGGACCGGCGTCCAGCCCGATTCAGCAGTCCAGCGACCCGCGCGGACCGGTTTCGGCGGTTGAAACCATGGTTCATTAAATTCAGTGCCGTAACGGTCCGGATTAGCGCGCATATGCGCCATCTGACTCGCATGTTCGCTTGCGCGCCACGCGTTGAACGCGTCGATGGTTTCCGGCAGTATTTCGCCGCAATTGTCGCAAACGCTCCGGACAAGGAGTCCGATTGCCGACTCAACGTCTCTAACGATGTTAGGCGCGTGCGGATTCAGTATAGAGCGCTCATAGTCCCGCAATTCGGTTCTGAGCGATGCGCGGAATGTTCCGGTTGAATCCGTCACCATATAATCGACGGTTCCCATATATCCGGACTTCCATTCAAAATGATACTTCATGGTCGTTCGTCCTTAGATGAAATGATGGAAAGCGGACCCGTAAAGCCGGATATCGCGGCAATCGTTCAAACAGCCCAAAGCTGCAGCAATGGAAGTGCGCGCGTGCGGCTCATAGTAGGAACCGTTACGTTTGTGAGTCCGTGCTTCAAGACGATACCGGCGGACCCATTTCAGCGTATCGGCGATGCGCGCTGATGGCGCGCGATCCCGGATAATCGACGGGACAAGATGGAGTCCTTTGTCCTCGTATAGGCTAATGGTCCAATAGGTCCCGCCATGGTCGACCATGGCGCTTTGCGCATATCCGCGATTGTCGTTCGCGTTGCGACCTTTGCGCATGCGGCGATACAGAGTTTTCCAGTTGTGGCGGTTCATGGTCGTTCCCCTTAACCGTTTTTCGCGCGGCGAAAATTGACCAGTTGGCGATTGTCATACTCGCGACCGTAATAGACACCGCCCCAATCGGCACGGACTCGGACTGAGCGCCAACGCGCGCCAAAATTGTTGCGGTTCCAAGGTCCGGTTTCTTTAACCGCCCCTATCGTTTCACCGGTCCAAGTCGTGAGCGATGGCGCTTTGTCCTTGCGGTCGACCATGTAAGCGGAAAAGCGGTCCGGCTTGTCGGTTGCCAGCCGGTAAAGTTCAACCGTCGTCGAATAGGCATTGACTGCATCCGTCGACAGTTCCTCGCCTTCGAAAGCAGGTCGCGGCGCATCTGCCGGAATAACGGTCCAACCGTTTTTCTGGACGTATTGAGCGGAAAACGCTGCATAGGCTTCAAGCGCGCGTTGCGCCTTCTCAAACTCGGTTGCGGTAGGAATTCGCATTGCCCTAATCCCCTTAAAAGAGTGTGTTTTCGACGTCGCAACGCAATTCCCGCCAATCTTCCGGAATTGGCGCGTGGTTTGTCCAAGCGTCTAGGCAGGTGTCACCTTCGCCCAAAACGAACACGTCACCGGACCATGTTTCCGCGATCATAAGAGTCGTCTGAGATTGAGCGGCATAAGTCCCGATACCGAGACCAGTCAAAATTGCTGCAAGTGCAAGAAACCGGCGCATGTGAGTCCATCCCCTAAAGCGGTTGCGATAGGATGCTTATAAATGCAAATTTGGATTAGTGCAAGCGGTAAATGCAGATTTGGATTTAATCAGCGTAAATCTGCTTATCGTCTCCGACATACAAATGGACGTCGCCAAAGGCTTTAGCAGCCTCGTCTAACTCGGTTGCGGCAGGTTCCGGCCAATCGCCATCCCAAAAGCCCGCGCCATGACCGCAACGCGTGAGCCAAAAGTCATGTCCCGCCATCGATGACTCGCGCGCGCCAATCGGACCGTCCAAATCGTTTGCGAGTGGAGCGCCATCGCAATGGATATGGCCCATATTTTTGAAATAGAATGCGGCGCAGTCCTTAAGCATGGACTCCAAGGTTTCGTCCGCAATGTCGGAGATATCAAAATTGCGGTCCAACGGTTCCCCGCCGGTTTCGTCCGACTCATCGTTTGTCGACCAAAGCGCAGTTCCGACATAAGAGCGGAAGAAATACCACTCGGACGCATGACCGGAAAGCGGTCGATCCGCGCGCATGTAGTCAATCGTCGTCATGTGTTCGCGGTCAATCATTGTCCCGACTCCGTGTCTTTCCAGTTGGCGCAACAGCGACTGGACGAGTAAACCGCCATTCCCGCCATTGCGTATTCAGAGCAAAGCCGGTTTAGCTCTGCCCGAAATGCCTTGTTATCGGCGAAGTCCGCGCGGTCTAATTCGTCGACCGTCTCGCGACCCTTGCGGACCCTTCCAATTGAGGAAAACTGTTGCCATTGTCGGAGTCCTCTTAAAGTTCAACGCCACAATCGGAAGCGACTTCCGACAGCAAGTATTCGCATGCAAAGCGAATCGCCAATTGTGCGGAATACGCGTCTTTATCGTTGTTAGAGTACATTTCGAATGTCATGCGCTTACGCTTGGCGCATGCAATCAACATATCTGCATAGGTAACGTCGTCGTTTCTAACGACTTTGGAATCCGCAGATTCGCCAGTTTCGGAAAGATAGTCCGCAATTGCGCTTGCGACGTCTGAGCGATACCGGTTGAACATGTTGAGGACGTCGACCGTGTATATAAGGTCATTCCAGCAACCGGTATCAGTGCCGTGCGCATAGTCGCGGAAAGCGGAAACCGTCGAGTCTTTCGTGCGGCGCTTTGCCGGATGCGCATATTCCCTTGCAGCTGCAAGAATGGTCCGGCGGATATAGGCTTTGAGACGCGCTGTCATTTGCTTTTGTCCTGTCAAATGCGTTGTTCGTGACGGAAGCAATAAGCGCAAATTTGGATTAGCGCAAGGGGAAAAGTGCAAATCTGCATTTAATAGGGCAATGGGTTTCTACCAGTCCAAAGAATGGAAGCGACTGCGCGCGCAACATATAAAGCGGTTCCCGCTATGCGCGGTTAAAGGATGCGGCGCAAAGGCGAAGATAGTCGACCATATCGTTTCCGTGAAACGCGCGCCTAACAGGAAATTGGACCCGCTCAATCTGCAATCGCTTTGCGCTTTCCACCACGGAGTCATTACCGCCGCATATGACAAGGACTCCATAGCGGGACAATGCGACGTCGACGGCTATCCCATGGACCCTAACCACCCATGGAACCAATCGGGCAATGCTGCAGCGATAGCGACCGTCAATAGCAAGGCAAAGCCGGACCCGCTCTTAACCGTCCAGTTCAAGCGAAAGCTCTCCGACAAGCGCAAGTGAAGGACCCTCGTCGACGACTCGAGCGTCGACCTCGTCGAAGTCGCGGACCCTCGTCGACCTCGTCGACCAGGTGCGCGGATCGATCGACGATCGATGGGCCGGGCGGTCGCCGGGCAGGGGGGGACCCCCAAACCGCCGAGTCGGCCCTCCGGGACCGGCGGTGCCCAAGAACTACCAAAATCGGGAAAAAGAAATCGGCCCTTTCGGTGCGCGCGGAAATCGGGGCAAAAACGCAAATTTGCCTTTTCTATCAATATCCGGGAAAATCCGCATCGAGGACAACCGGAAAGCATGAACCGCCAAACCGAAAGGGGCGATAATGCCTTCTGGACGCAAGCCAAAACTCTCGGTCGTCAAAAACGCCGAGGGAAATCGATCACATGCCACCAAGGACAAAACCGGCGACAAAATCGCTGGCATAGGCAAACTGGTGGTGCCCTCCCACTTAAGCGAGGTCGAGCGGGACTTATGGTCTTTCGTCGTCCGGTCACTTCCGGACGGACTCCTGTGCCGCGCGGACACCGCCATATTGGAGCGGTTCGTGATCGCCTGGTCGCGGTACCGCGAATGTCAGAAACAGATTGAAGACGATGGGCTGATGATCAAAACCCCTCAAGGGGCGATCCGTCACCCGTTACTTCCGGTCGTCAACAACCTTTCCCGTGAGATGACATCCATCGGTTCCGAACTCGGGCTGTCGCCGGTCGCTCGCGAGAAACTGTCGGCTGCGCGGCTGGACGCCGACGATCCCATGGGCTGGCTGCTCGATGGGGGCGGCGAGGAATAGTCCGACATGGACATGCCCGTCCGCCGTGTCTCCCCGCTGATAAAGCAGAGATTGAAGGCGCTCGACGTGCCGCCCGAAGATTGGGGGCTGCCGTCCGGGCTGATGATCGCGTTCGCGCACAATCTCGTCGTTCCGGCGGGCAAATTCGTCAATAAGCCGCTCCGACTGCGCCCTTTCCAGATGAAGTTCATCCGCGCGGTCTACAATCCCCGCGATCCCGAAACGCAACGTCGGCTGGTGCGCCAGGCGGTCCTCTCCATCGGTCGCCGCGGCGGCAAGACCTTGCTGGCGGCCGTCATCCTGCTCGGGCATCTCGTCGGCCCGTTCAAGAAACCGAACTCGACGATCGTGAGCGCAGCGACGACGAGGCGGCAGGCCGGGATCATCCACCGCCTGGTCTCGACGATGATCGACCGGAATATCTCGCTCAAACGGAAATTGAAGGTGCTCGCCTCGACGAAGGTCATCGTTCACCGCGACGACGGCTCGACCTATACGGCGATTTCGGCCGACGCCGGCGGCGCGTTCGGTGAAGGTCTCGACTTCGTCGTTTTCGACGAGCTTGCGCAGACGAAGAACACCGCGCTCTATGACGCGCTCATGACCTCGCTCGGTTCGCAGGTCGAGCCGCTGATGATGGTGATCTCAACGCAGGCATCGTCCGACGAGCACCTGCTGTCGGAACTGATCGATTACGGACTCAAGATCGAACAAGGCGTCATCGAGGACGACAGCTTCGTCGCCCATCTCTATGCCGCGACGCCGAACTGCAAACTCACCGACGAA